ATTCTGCGTTCTTAGCTTCTTTGTGACTAATCAGGCTTTTAAGGAAATCTTGCTGTTCAGGCGTAATGTCTTTGTTCGTTAGTGGAGCATTTGAACCACTCAAAGTTTCATCAAGCACACGAACAGGCGTCATCATTCCTTGTGGCATGACATTAGAAAGCAATCCGCCAGCTCTAATAGCTGCGGCAACCAATGGGTCTGTTACTCTCCAATTGTCCATAGTTTCACCACTTAACTTTGTTCGCCCAGTATGCCGCGCTCATTTTCCCTTTGGCGATGTTGTCAGCATGACGAGCCTTAAACGCTTCATTGCGCTTTGTCCCATCTGGACTGCCTTTGACACCCTGTTGACCGAAACGAATCAATTTCACCTCGTCACCACTCTTTGCAAGAACCGCATGGCTCTTGGTTGGGTGGTTTGGAGTCCGCTTTGGTTTGTTGTAACCAGAAAATGTTTCGTTTCCGCGCTTCATACCAATTCCACAGGAATAAAGACGTTATCAGACCACACTCGCTCTGCGAAAAAGTAGCCCATTCGTTGAATCATTATAGCGATTTCGGGGTCTGTCATGCCGTTTTTGCCGAGCTTCTTTTGCTCAATGATGATGATCGGGCGAGCGCGCATGATTGTTTTCTTTGCGCCTTTAAGTGCGTTTTCCTCAAAACCTTCAACATCCAACTGAAGCAAATCAGGGTCAAGATTCAGGCTGTCAATAGTCATCATTGGGATGCCAGATTCACATTCCTCAATCTGAAGCGCACCAGCGTTCTTCTCGCCATCACCCTCAACCATGCGGCAAAAACCTGCCTTGTCAGACAGACCAGCCTTGTAGATTTCAACGTTTTGCTCGTCTACGTTGCGCTTGAAGCACTCATAGTTCACATCATCAGGCTCAAAAGTCACGACTTTGGTGAAAAGCTGTGAATAAATCTTTGACCAGACACCGCAATTGCCACCAGCATGAAGAACCAAGTTCCGCTGTGGAACCCACTTCACCAGCTCAGGGATAGCCTGCATCTCACGAGGAATCCAGTTCCACGCTTCAACGTCATTCTTAGGCCACCACCAGCCATCACGGTTTTCGATCATGTTTTCCATTCTTCAGCCCTTTCATAGCCTTTTGTAGAACCCCAAAATTGGGTAGCGAAACAATGACCGTTGCCTTCGTACTTATACCCAGAGAAGTGATCTCTTGTGAAATAGTGTGAAGGGTAAACAGTCAATGGATACTCTGTTTGATGGTAAACCTCAGTAATGTGCATTGGGCCAGTTGTTTCCCAAGCTCTGTACTTTGTGACGGTTTCCTTGGCTCTCAGGTTTTCAATACATTGACCAAAGAAGGGATTTTGTGGAATTGAACCCATGACGCTGACGTTAATTAGTCCAGGCCTGCGGGTTTCCTGCTCCCAATGCGCGAAAGCATCAGGCTTTAGTAGCCAATCCTCTAGCGGTGCAAGGCAGACAGAATCAGCGTCTAGCGTTATTCCGCCTTCGTTGTAAAGGATTTCATAGCGCATTAGGTCAGCGACTCCACACAATTCGTGTTTAGCCATTTCCTGAATGTGCTTGGCGTTGAACCATTTTGTGTTTTTCAGGTCTGCATTGCCCCAAATCCTAACCTCGTAGTCAGGATTCAGGGTTTTCCAAGTCTCAATGCAATGATCTGGGCGTTTGGATTCGTCACCGACCCAAACAAAGTGAATCCGCTTTGGAATCACTTTTTCTTCATTGCTTTTTTAGCAGAACTCAAACCAATAGCAATCGCTTGTTTTTGGCTCTTGACGATAGGGCCACCCTTGCCAGAGTTCAGCTTACCTTTGCCGTACTCTGACATGATTTTGCCCATTTTCTTTTCGCCTGCTTTAGTCATCTTCATATTCAGCCTCTTTCATCACAGGAGCTTTTTCCCAAGCCTTGCAGGTACGCAAGTTGTGGCAAATGAACTCAAATTTGTGACAGTAGCCGCGACCGCCACCGTCTTTATCAAACTCGTCTTGAGGCACAACATCCATAGCTTCAAGCATTTCTGGTGTGTCTTCAAAGTATTCGCAATTGGCGCACAGACGGCGCTTTGCTTGGTCTGGTGATGTACGCCAGACGTTAGCAAGACCGCGCCAGTATTCGCTGTTTGGAGCGTCAACCTTGACAGGGCCGAGCATCTGAGTCTCAACCAAAGTGTCGCGGGTTTTTTTGTTTGATTCTGCTGTCAAGCCTTCGATTACGGGCTTTTCTGCCTCGATTTCCTCGATTTCAATCTTGATTTCAGCAGCAGGTGCAAGCAAGCCAGCCATAAGAGCCTTTCAAAAAGAAGGCAGACTAGCTGCCTTAAAGACCTACTCGCCATGAACAAACGAATAGGCAACTGATTACCAACAAGGATGAGGATTGATTCTCTCCGTTAAAGGTGGTCGCCCTAGCCTCAGGCTAACAATCCTCATGCGTGTAGGTGCTAGTCTTTCCTAGCAGCCAGATGCTCATTTTCCATCAGTCAGTTGAGTCTTACGTCTAAGCACTCCTAAGAATGGGTATTTCTACCGCCACCAACACGACTGAGGATTGAAGTCGGCTGTAACCGAATATTTGGCTCACAACTTAATATTGACAAACATTTGTTCGACAATCCTCATGCGTGTTAGTGTTGGTTACTTGTCCTGTGCGTCACTTCTAGGCTATGTGCCTAGCGACTTTCCTTTGACAGCTTTCACCAACAGCCTTATTTTATATCATCAGGCCACTTTCCACTAGCTTTTAAGCGATTGACTGTCTTTTGATGCGCTTCGTTCCACAAATCGACCCTTTGCTGCTTTGTCAGGTTTGAACCTTGGTCAATCTCATAGTGATGCTCAACACATAACGCAGCTGTGAACTCGTCAGAAGCACGCAGCGACCTGCCTTTTCCATGTTTGGCTTGGTTTGAGTGGCTTGCCTGTGTTCTGCCTTCAACATAGCAAATCTGGCATGGCAGGCTTGCTACGTTCTGAAGGTGTTTTTTGCTTCTGAAATAGTTGAACTTTGGAATCATCATAATGGTTGATAGTGTGTAAATATTTCACGTCTTTTTAATTCAACAGCTTTTGCTGCATCTTCTTTATTATCAAACATACCAACAATTATGTATTTTTTATTATGACTAACTTGCGCTCTCCATTTTTTACCAGCAGAGTGCCAAGTAACACCACGATATCCACTAGTATTGTCTTTTCTCATTGAAATATTTTCATTATTTTGTTTTTGTGTTGCAAGTCTTAAATTTGCAATTCTGTTGTCTCCAGTAATTCTATTTATGTGGTCTATTGATAGAGTTGGTAGTTCTCCATAAACATACAACCAAGCCAAATGATGTGCTTTGTAATATTTTCTATCAATTCCAATTGTTTGATATCCACGAGGATGTATTGACCCAACCTTACAACCGACATCCCTTCTGCCAGTTTTCTTTATCCTTGTGAATTCACCTGTTAATTCATTGTATGAAAACAGTTCTTTTAAACGATCTTGCGTAATCATTTTTCACCTCGTTATTGGTGTAATCGTCACATTGAAGGCATGGCAGGTCGGTAACGAATCGACTTTTCCCCCGCTAAAGGTAGCCATGCCTAATCATACTATGCAAGCTCTTGCACAGGTTGTATTTTTCTCATCTTGTTCGACTTAAATTCTCGCTCAATGTCCTCAAGAGCCAATTCAAGCGTTCTAACTGAGCATTGGCGTAGCTGTTCATCATGCAAAGACAAAACTGTCTCAACAGCTTGAAGCTCCAATCCTGTGAAAACAAAGCTCTTTCCACTAACGCCACGTTGTGCCATCGCATAAATTGCGTCTTGAGCTTGTCCTATTTCCTCAAGCCAATCACGACCTAATTGGCGTTTTGCCAATGCTTCTGCGCAATTGACCATTGTGATGAGATTGTCCACATGGAATGTGTTTCCTCTGCCTTCACGGATTTCATCAAATGAGGCATGGTTCTTAATCATCAACTTAGTGCCTGCGTCTGGGACTTCTGCGACTTTCTCAAATCCGCTGATTACCCATGTCAAAGCATCCATGCGAACGCCTTTGGGTTTGTATTTCTTACGGGGTTTGCTCATGCTTCACCTCTTGCTCGGATTGTTTTGGCTGCAAGCGGCCCCCAAAGATCATGCCCTTCGCACGCTTTTGCACACGCCTCACGCTCGTCTTTAATCTCTTGCTCACGATACTCTTGCGTAGCCGTGCCAAACTGAGTTGGCTGATTCTCAGGGTCAAGAAACAGTTGCATATAGCGCTCACGCTCTTTAGCTGCTACCAGTTTGGCAAAGGCTTCAAGTTCACGAATTTTGTCCTGCCTCCATTGGTTGCTGTCGAGCAATTCAATTTGCTCAAGGATGTTGGTTTTGATAGCCATCTCAATGATTTCGTCTTGGTTCATTGCATCGCCTTGTCTGTTGCTCGGTTTGTTGCTTCCTCACTACGCCAAACGTCAACTCTCATCCTTGCGGCTTCTAGTTTCCATTTGAGCATTTCCTCTGTTTCAATGGCACTTGCCAAGCCTTCCAAAAGTTCCAAATACTCAGGGTGCGCATAGGCTTCGCGCTCTTGTGCATTTGCCGCCTCAATGCCTCTGAGCATCGCATCTCGCATCAATAAAGCCTTTTTAGACTTTCGGAATTCTTCAAGATGAACCCTTTTTGCTTTTGCGGCGGCAAAGTGCTTTGCGTTTGCCAAGATGAAATCAATGGCTTTTTGTGGTGCGCTCATCGTGTTTCAAACTCAATCAGCATATCAATGTAGTGCTTGGCTTTCTCAAGGTCAGCAATCCCACCTTTGTCGCGCCAACGGCTAACGTACTTGACCACGTTACCCTCAAAAAAGCCAATGTCGTTCATGTAAATAAACTCTGCTGGCTGAATTGGCATCTCTTTGTAGTGAGTTCCGCCGACTTGTTTTTTCAATGCTTTTGTCATTTGATTGCTCCAATAAATTTCAATGCTTGCTCTGGATTCTCTACAACGCCCAAGAAGGCGCATTTCCATTCCTCATGCCACTTCACTTGGTCTGGTGTTAATTGACGCTTTGACGGCGGTTGTCGCCCATCCTTGACCTCAATAAGATAGAACGTGCCTTCGTATTGGCAAAGCAAGTCAGGTACACCCTTGCCAACAGCCGCCAAAGATTCAACTTTAGCGCCAGCCGCACGAAGCGCCGATATAACTTGTGTTTGATTCGCATCAGTTTTTGCAGCACGTCTCACTTAGTCTCCATCGGCAAAGTAACAACTGGCAAAGCCAACATAGTCTCTTTGGCGTATTCAAAGCCAAGGTCGTATGCGTTGCTCATGGCTGTTACTGTGTTTTCATCGCAGCCTACACCACGCAACATTGCGATCATGTCATCTTTTGTCATTTTGTATTCTTCTCCAACTTATAGGCTTCATGCGCTTCAAGTGCTGTGTCATAAAGGCCAAGATATTTAATAACACCATTGCGCTTGATTTGCGCTTTCCATTTGTTTCGAAAAGG